TCCTGGTCGGAGCCGCCCTCTTCGTCGTCGTTCGGGAACACCCGGACCTCAACAGCATGGGGACTGACGGTCTCCACGACGTAACGCTTGCTGGTGTTGGCCGGATCGGCGGGGCGCGGCATCTGCCGGTCGATCGACGTCAGTGAATCATACTCGGGCCAGTTCGGTGGCCCGGGCAGGTAGTCGTGCCCCTCGATTCCGCGCACGTGATCAATTTCAGGCATGAAAGTCTCCTTTACTGGGGGCCGCCGAAGACCACCGGATTGTCCCACCCCGGCTCGACCAGACGCTTCTCGAACACACCAGGCGAGATCTCGATGGTCTGGTGCTGGGTGGCGTTGGGGTCGGCGTCCTTCTCCTTGCGCCAGTATTCCTTGGGGTAGAACGTCGAAGTCGGGTACTCCGGCGGACCGCCGTAGCTGGCCTCCGACTTCTGGGTGTTCGGGTAGGTCATGGTCAATCTCCTCTTTGTTGGTTACCAGCCCAGGACTTCGTCCACGAACGCCAGCAGCTCGCGATCAGCGCGAGATGCCAGCACCGGCGGCTGGCCCTCCGGGTGCTGAGGGTTGGCCGCGATCCACTGGGCGAGCATGTTGTCCCACCAGCCCCCGAGAGCGCCGAGACGCGACCGGCGGTGCCAGTTGGGGGTCTGACGGAGATCGACCTTTGGACGACGGGGGTCGTTCCACCAGTCCGGTCCCCTGTCGCGCTGGTAGCGCGGGATCGGGTTGGTGAGGGGGTGCTTCTTGACCCAGTCCCTCTCGCTCTTCCCCTTGTCCATGAACTCCTGGTAGCTCTTGGGAGCGGTCCCCGGCTCCGGGGTGGCAGCGCCCTTCCCGGCGGCGTCGACGTCGGCCTTGAACTTGGTCCACGGCCCGGCCTGAACCTGCTTGGGGACCAGGTGGCGGTGAGGATCCGGCTCCATGGCGTTGATGCGCCTGGTGGCTTCCCAGGCCGCCCGGGCATGCAGATCGTAGGACGGATCGATCTTCTCGCCGTTGAGACCGTTGATCTTCTTGCCGAAATAGGCAGGGGTCTCGTACTTCAGGCTCCCAAGGTCCGCGCCGTGCGGGGTGTTGCTCATCCGCACGTGGTGGGTGTCGATCGTGGAGTCCTGGTCGGGGTGCAGACGCCAGTCAGGCTCACCGGTGTGCGGGTTGATGGCGTGCTGGTAGTACCCCGCATCGTCATGCTCGCCCTGGCGCGGCTCACGCAACGGGGTGGAGTCGAGGATGTTGTTGGCGAACGCCGAGCGCTTCGGGCCGGTCAGGGCCTGTCGCCAGCCGTCACCCTCGGAATGGAAGATCGCCTTGGCGGCCTCGGTGTGGCTGCTCATGCCCGGGACGGTGAAGTTGGGGTCCGAACCGTCATAGTGGGTCAGGAAGTGGTAGCCCTTCTCCAGGTTCTCATCCCAACCGGTCTTAGGGCTGTAGGCACTCATGATGGCCACAGCCTTGCCGTGATCGCCGGTGGTCTTGTCAGCGAGAGCCTTGGTGGCGTCGTGGGCCGCCTGATACCAGACACGACCCTGGTAGGCCTGCTCCGGAGTCATGTTGAGCTGGTGGCTCATGTGGTTCTGAACCAGATCTTCGAACGTCATCCCGGTGCCGCCGAGCACGTTCCAGGGGTCATGCTCGGGATCCTGGGTCGCGCCGATGGTGCGCGCCAGCGCCTTCTGGTGCACCTTGCTCTTGGGGTTGGAGTAGACCTCGGTGGGGTGCGGGATGTCGCTGGACATCGGCGGCCGGATCGGCGAGTGAAACGATCCACCGTTGCCGGTACGCCAGTCCTGAGCGGCGTAGTCGCCGAGGGTCGCCGAGGCGGGCGCTGCAGGACTCTGGACACCGTAGCCAGGGTTCTGCTGGCCACGGCCACCGGGCGACCTCGGAGGAACCATCTGCTGGTCCTTGATCTTCAGATTCCCCTGGTCATCCGGGACGAGCTGATGGCGCGGCTGCGGCTGGAGCGAGACGTCGGCCTCACGCAACCACGGCGACAGCATCTCGACCTGATCACGAGCAGTAACGATGCGCACAAGGACCTCCTCACCTATTTAGGTGAGAAGGACTCGTGCTTACAGGTTAGGTGTTGACTTCGACCCTGGTGATCACGCCGGTGTTGATCGCCTCGATCAGCCAGTCGTTGAAATCGAAGTCGAACAACCCCTGAGTCTGTTCGTCCCAGCCCTCCCGGGCTTCTCTGCGGGTCCGCATGGCTAGCGCCCCGAAGGTCCACAGCTGGCCATCAGCGGTCCTGAACAACACCATGGTTCCCATCAGTCCCACTCCTTGTACTCGCGACGGATGTCCATCTCCTCAATGATCAGGTCGTACGAGTACCCCAGCAGCTCGACGTGGTCCCGCCCCCAGTAGCGCAGGGTGCGCGGATCGGACAGGTACCGGAAGTAGTCCCGGCCCATCCGGCGGAGCGTGGCGTTGTCGACCAGCTCGGTGTCGACCTTCTCGCCTTCCAGATCATCAACGTACATCTGTCTGGATTCCCTTCTGCGTGTGTGTGCATTCAGTATAACGCCGGGGAATGACCACCCATTCCCCGGCGTAAAGGCCCTAGCGGGCCAGCAGGGCCGCGAACGGCTGATGAGTCAGCGGCTGGGGCTGGGTGTACATCCGCTGCACCTCCCGCCAGGCCAGCAGCTCCTCGATGTGCCAGACGCGCTGGTAGTAGTCCTCGTGATCGTTGACGTCGTACTCCGAGGGGTCGTCCAGTTCGATCTGGCGACGATGCTCGGCCTCGGTCTCGGCCAGCTCGACCCGCAACTCGTCGTCGGTGAGCGCCTCCAGGCGCAGGAAGTACTGCACCTCAGTGGCCAGGCACAGCCGGGCCAGGTAGTCGCCGGTGGCCGCCGCCTCGATCACCCGGCTGGGGATGATCGTCAGCATGAACTCGCTGACGCTGTTGTTCATGACCTCGATCCACTCCTCGTGGGTGGCCGGGGTGGCGGGGGCGGTGGCGATGATGGCGGTCATTTCGGTCTCCTGTGTGTGAGTGTGTTGCTGCCTACACCCAATATAACACAGTGCTATGAGACCTCATTCCCCGATCGCAGGTTTTTCCAGAATCCATTCGTCGGTGCCGATCTTGGTCAGCCAGAACACCGTCTCATCACCAGGCGGGATGTCCATGCTGGTGCCCGCCGTACGCACCACTACTCCGGACTCCGCGCCGATGGACACACTGCCGGTGTTGCCGGAGAGCATGAACCCCACCCGTGCGCCGACCGGGATGGGAGCGGTGCTGTTCAACGGCACGTAGACCGTCATGTCACCCGGGGTCACGTTGAGTTTGGCAAAGGAGTTGGCGTCATCGACGGTCAGGGTGTAGCTGACCGGCCCACGCTCAGGCTGGATCTTCAGGTAGGGGCTGACCGTGGCCAGGGCGGACGACAGGTCGCCCGGCTGCACGGCGCTGTCGGCCTTGGCCAGGGAGGCGATGGAGGCCGCGTTCAGGGCGATCGTGCGGTTGGTCGACAGATCACCGCCGCCGGTCAGACCGGTGCCAGCCGACACCGTCCGGGAGGCGTCGACCTTGCCTGACAGGGCAGAAGTGTCGGCCTTGCCCGCCAGAGCCGTCGTCAGACCAGTGATGTCATCGATGCCGTAGGTGTGGGTGTGGCTGGAAGACGCCAGCCCGTTGAGGGTGGTCTGCAGGTTGGTCACGTCAGCGATGGTGTGACCGTGGTCCGCATCAGCCTTGTCGGGGTGGGTGTGGACGGCGTCGGCCTTGCCGTTGAGCGCATCGTCCAGGCCGTCGATGTCGGCCAGGACGAGGGTCACGTCGCCGGTCCGACCTGCCACCGAGGACACGGCTCCCCCGCCGACGCCCTCCAGAGCCTGATTGATCAGCGCGTTGACCGCTGCGGCCTCGATGCCCGAGAGGCTGTCCTCGGGCCGGGGGGTGGGGGTGCTCTCCGGCGGCACGTAGCCGTTGCCCGGGATGACCTTGGGCAGACGCGGGGAGTCGGCACCGGGAGGGGTGTTCGGGGGTCCGGGGTGAGTCATGATGAATCCTCTCGTCACCTATTCAAGACGCTCAGGTCCAGTTCGCCAGTCTGCTCGAACACTCGCAGCTCCTCATGACCGACCAGATGCACCCCGGCCTCGCGACACTTGGTCTCAGACTCCGGTCGCAGCCATCCCTTAACGTCGACCACGCGCTCCTCATTCGGCTTGCCGATGATGAAGTCAGGACGGTAGACGCCTTGAGAAGTCTCGATGTCGGGGCCGTCGTAGGAGCGCCAGGGGATGTCGAATCGCTCACAGGCAGCGACGAAGCGCACTTCCCACATGCTGTGGAAGACAACAGCGTGGTCATTGAGAATGGCGACGTACTTGTCGCGGACCTTCTTCTGCTGGACGTGCGAGCACTTGTTGCTGCAGTAGTGCATCTTGCCCTGCCAGGTGCCAGGACGGGAAAACTCCTCGCCGCAGCCCAGGCAGGTGGCTACCTTGCGGGGGAGCGGCTTCTGTCCCGGTCGAGGGCGGTGCTCGTCACAGTAGATCCGGTTGTAGGAGCCGGTGGAGATCCCACACACCTTGCACTCGGGGTAATGCTTGTCGCGCTGACGGGCGGTGACCCTGTTGCGACAGGCCGGTGAGCAGGTGCGCTGATCTTGACGCTTGAAGTGGGTGAACTCCTCGCCGCACCCCTCGCAGATTCGACTCTCCCGTGATTCCTTAGCCCGATGCTGGACCATGCAGTCCCACGAGCAGAACCTCTTGGGCTTGGCTACCCGATTCTCAAACTCGCCGCCGCACCCCTCACAAGTCGACACCATCAACGCTCCACTCTGGGCCTTGGTGGACTTGGCCGACAGTTCGTACCGACACTTTCGAGAGCACGTCTTGGTCTCTCGATACTTGCTCTTCTGCTCGAACTCCGAGCCGCAATTCTGACACTTCGTCATAAGAACACCCTACAGCAAGACGGCCCTTGAGAAAGCAGGAACCCCGCCACCTTTGCAGGTAGCGGGGTCCTACTGTAGGATTGTCCTAAGGACGACCTTGTCAGGCTTTCCTGAGGATGACTATGCCACGTGGATTGAGCACGGCCATACCGACCAGCTCGTCCATGACCCAGCCCTTGTGGAACTGCTCGACCATGTTGCTCTCCTCGACGTCGAGGGAGTACATCACGGGGAACACACCGAGGAACTCCGGCTCGGGAGTCAGGTACACGGTGCCACGCGGGATGATGATGGATTTGCCGATCTGGAACTCGCCGAACTGGACGATACGCTCGCCAGCAACCACCGAGTCCTTGAAGGCCCAACCGGTGGTGTTGATGTCCCACCGGTACAGGTCGCGGTATTCCTGCGGGTTGGCCAGCAGGCGCGAGCTGTCCAGCTGACGCTGGTCGGTGTAGGTCACGGCGGTGTACAGATCATCCGGCATCAGATGAGTACCGGCGATCGTGATCTCGTTCGGCAGAGCACCGGTGCCCGGCACCGCCGAGGAGTCCACCACGCGATACGACACAGCAGCGGCTTCCAGCAGCGTCACGAGGCGCGAGTCCTCCTGGCGCATGATGGCCTGCTTGGTCATATCCTGGGTGTACTCAACGATGTTCGAGCGCAGGTAGTACAGATCTTCTTTCTTGATCTGCGGGAACGACGCGATGCGGAACAGCTGCACCTCGACGCGCTTGCCCTCGAACGGCGTGATCTTGATCTCGCCCTCGTTGCCGTGGAGCATGTACGCCTGACCCAGGTCGTCCAGCACGTCGTACTGGATCGGCACACCCGGGGTGAGCGTGTCCTCCAGCAGCACGTTACGCAGGATGCCCTGGTAACGCAGCTGCAGCTGGATCGGGCCGATCATCGACTGGCCGAGACGCTGGATACCACCGGTCCGGTCGCTCAGGATGTGAGCGAGCTTGGCCTGCTTCTCGCGAGCGCTCAGCTTGCGGCCGCCGAGACGCTGCTTGGCGGCGACGATGTCGGCGACGTACTCGTCCGACGACTTGGCGAAACGGCCCAGGCCGCTTCCCACTGCCACAGGGAGACTCATGACTAGCTACCTCCTGCCAGGTCAGCGGTTGCCGCCAGGTCGTACTGGTTCAGGCGGACGATGATCTTGTCCGTAGCCGGAATGTCGATCAGCTCGGCAACCACGTTCTCCGCAGTCACGCCATCGGGGGTCAGGCGGCCCTTGTCGTTGGCGGTCAGCATGACGCGATGCGGGCCAGTCTCGCCTGCGGCGGGCCAGTCAGCATCGACGTCGAACGCCGGAGCCAAGACTTCGAACACGGCCTGGTTGCCGCCCACCCAGACGGTGAACAGACCAGTGCCATCGCCGGTCACCTCGTTGACGTTCAGTCGCGGAGCGACGAACAGGGCCGAGAGGCCGAACGGAACGGTTCCCGGCTCGCCGGTGTACGGCGCGAAAACCTCGCCGTACACGCGTTGCATCACAGTGCCGGGAAGGATGTCGAAGTCGATGTCGAGATCCGGGTCGAGGAAGCCACCCCAGGGCGTTGCCTGATGGTTCGCATAGAGCGGACGCAGGGTGCGCTTCTGAGCCGGGTTCGACAGCGGTGGACGAAACATCCGTGTCTTCTCCTATCTCAGATTCAGCCGGTTTAGATGAACAGGCTGCTGTCGTTACGGGGGTCGTTTGCCGCCACCCGAGCGGTGGCCGCAGTGCGCGTAGCGCCCTGCGTCAGGCCCGAGGGAACAGGCGGCTTCAGGGCGGCCCCGCGAGTACTACCGCTGGCGACCTTGCGGCGCTCGTTCTGCAGCACGGCTGCAAAACGCTCGCACAGTGCGATCCGGTCCTGGACCAGACCACGATTCATGTGCTCGAACGAACCGGCCAGCTTGTATTTGTGCTCGACGGTGTTCGGCTCCAGACCAGCGGCGATCATCGCCTCAGCCAGACGGAAGGCGAGAATGCCACCTGCCGTCTTGACCTTCTTGCTGGTCTTCGCTTCGCCGGGTGCCCAGTTCTGGTCGGTGCTCAGATCCGGATCGGCGATGTCATCTCCGGCGTTGTTGCCGAAGTCGTTGAGATCGAACTGGGAGTCCTGTGCCTCCTCGTCAGTCACGTTCTCAACCGGGGCCTCGACGTCAATGCGACCGTCCGGAGCTGCGACCTCCAGCTTCTCGTCAGCGCGCTTACGCATCTTGGCTCCCTTGGTGTTGGCCTTCTTCTCGTTCTTTCGAGCTTCTCGGAGCACGATTTCCAGGGCCGGGAACAGGGCCTGGACCGAGACGCCCGAGGACCGGCTGTAGTCGTCAGCCGCACGACGGATAGTGGCTGAGGTGTGCATGCGGCACGGCTTTCCGGTCTTGTTGGCCAGCCACCGATCGAACGCTTTGAATGCGCGCAGCGAGGCATCACGCGGGTTGGTGGCGACCACATCAGCATTGGGGTCAGCCGACTCGAAGTGATCTCCGGTCAGGGCCTCTCCGGCGGGGCCAGTGTTGACGGTCGGGTCGACCTCGGTGGCCACCGGACCACCGGCCTCGTTCAGCTCCTCGGCGACACGACGGCGACGAGCCTTCTTGCCCCTACCCTGCCTGGCCCGGTACTCGGCCAGCGCCTGGGCGTCGCGCAGCAGCTGTGCGCGGCCCCGCTGGACCTTGGCCACCAGGTTGTTCTCCGTGTTGGTGATGTTGGGGGTGTCGTCGGTGGGGGCGTCGACCGGCTCGGCGGGCGGGACCTGGGTGACAAACACCTCTTCCTGCTCGCCCTCGTCATTGCGTCCGTACGGACCGCCGTCGGTGTGCGGACCCTCGGCGAAGTGCCGACGCCGACCAGCGGTCACCACCTTGCCGCGATCGGCGAGAGTGCTGCGTGCCATCTTGGCGGTTCCTTTCTCGGGGTTCCTACTCTTTGTTGAAGCTGCAGGCTCGTTTTCCAGGGTCTGCATGTTGATTCGACTCACTCGCCGTCCGAAGTATCGGTCGAAGTAATCGAAGGTCGACGCAGCGATCTGCTGCGGCGGCATCTGGGGCAGCGGCGGCTGAGGAGGCTGGGCCTGATACGGCTGCATCGAAACCCCGACCCCTTCGGGCTGCCCCTGCTGAGGGATGGGGATCCTCAGCTCCATGTACTGCTGTTGTGGCTGAGCCGGGGCTGCAGGGGCACCGCCCTCGCCGAAGTTCAGCACGCTGTTGGGGCCGGGGTCGCCGTCGACGTCCTGGCCCCCCTCCATCTCCTGCTCGCGGTCGATCTGAATGGCCCGTGACAGGTCCGGATCGCCCAGCTCCTTGGGAGGCTCGACGTAGTGATAGAAGTCGTTGTTGTCGTCCTCGGGAGCCGACCCCTCCTCGCGCAGGGTGTCAACGCG